TTTTATACAATCATTATAGAGCGGGTCTTTGTATGCAAAATATGTCATAATCTTTTTAAATTTATCTTTTTCTTGTTGCGTATACCTATCTCCAACCATCTCATAGGCTACTTTTTGTAAAGCGAAACGCATGGCGTCAAATTCTCGTTTTTCATAATAATCTATAATTTCGATAGGGGTATCATCTGGGTATTCTTGTATGATTTCAGCTTCTAAAACTTCATCTTCCTTAATTGATTGCATACTTTTCAATGCTTGTCTTTTGGCTTCTATTTCTTTTAGTTTATCTTTTAGCTCTTGTTGCTTTGCTTGATATTTTATCTCTCTTTCCCTATTTTTTGTAGCCAACTTATTTGCTTCTTGCTGTTTTAGCTTCCGTTTTCTTTCTTTTATGAGTTCTTTTATCGCTTTTTTATCAAGCGTTTTAGATTTAAAGGCTTGTAGAATTTGGATTATTTCTGATTGTGGATACTTTTCCGACTCAAGATTGATTATAATCGTAAGCTCATCTGACGTCGGCTTATATCCCAATATCTTACTCCATTTTTTTGAGTCTCGATGATTAAGTATAGCAATAACGACTAAAATAAGCACTATAATAACCAGCCAAAGCATCTTTAAACCTTTTTAGAAATTTCTTGATTTTCGTCATATACGTCGTTTGCGATTATATCGATATTTTTACCAATCTGCATTAAACTTTCTCGTATAATTTCATTCATTTTTTATCCTTTCGTTAAAATAAACTAGGCTCTCTTATCTCTTTGGTTATGGCACAAACGCTATTATAGCTCAAGTTATGCTTCGCGGCGATCTCGCGAATGACTACTGGGCGTGGCTTGCCTAGCTTTATGCCTTCTTCGTATTCTTTGAGTATATCGTAGTTTCTAAACGTACCTTTGTAGCTTGGCACGTAGATATTGGCTCCGCCGTATTCTTTGACGATATCGGCCATGTTTTCGCTCTCTTTGACGCGGTTGTAGAACTCGGCGAATAAATCGAAGCTATTTATCATTTATAGTATTTGTCTTTCATTTGAATAAGGGCTTGCACGACGTCGGCGGCATCAGTCCTTGACAAAAATTTAAGATGTAAAGGTCTGATTTTAACTATCCTAAAGATAAACTCTCTTAGAGCCATACCCGTTTTTACGTTGGCTATCTCTTCCCAGATGCCGGCGATAGTTTCAAGCTGCTTTTTGGTGGCGTATAGGCTTCCTTTAGCGGGCGTTAGATCTTCGCCGGACATCAAGGACGAGCTAGACGTTTTGCTTGTTTTGGTTTTACGAGTAGATTTTTTAAAATTTGCGCCTTTATGGGGCTTATATCCCACGACTTCTAGCACGACCCTAAGCTCCTCTATACTTAGCTCTTTTAGGCTATCTTTGCCGAATTGCGCTTGTAAATATATCTTTCTGCACTCGTCGTCCACGAAATAGTTGTGCTTCAATGTTTGTATCATCTTGATATAGTACTTTTTAAGCTCGCTCGTATTCATCCTAAACCGCCAAATTTAAGGTATTTTCACCCATAGTTGTAATAGTTGTATCGGTTGTAGTCTCCGCTTTACAACTATATATCACGCTCTTGCCCGTTTTGCGGCTAAACCATAGCTTGCCGTCGAATTTATCGAGGCAATCCCTAGCCGTTCTATCGTCTTTTTCGTAATTCATAGCGTTTAGCAGCTCGGTCTTGTTTAGATCTCCGCCGGCTAGTATCTTTTGCGCTAGAGTAGTAAAATTTAGCTCGTATTCGCTCATTCTAGCTACTTCCACGTCAAGCTCGTTTAGTTCTAAATTTAGCGTTTTTACGCAAAAACCGCTATCTTTTACTCCGGCTCTTTCTTTGGCTACTTCAAGTAAGAAATTTAACTCGTTTTCCTTGCTGGGGCGTTTTAGCAGATGATACATAACGTCGAGAGAATTCCTTATATGGTTACTGCCTTGATAGTTTTTGCCGTCTTTGTTGGAGTGGTGCAGAATGATCACGGTAGCTCCCGCTTCGCGTAAATTCTTAAGCGCGCCAAATAGTCTATTTATGCGGTTGTCGTTGTTGATGTCTACGAAATCCCGCAAGCTATCTAGGATAAAAACGCAATCTTTGTAAGCTTTACCTACGGCGTTTTCCTCGAGCTTTAGAACAAGCTCAAATCCGCAAAGCTCTAGCGCGCTACGCTGTATATAGTTCATATTCTCGTAGCTTTCTATAAGTAGCCTATCTACGCCGCGCTGTTTGAGTACGCCTACGGGGTTGTCGTAGTCTATGAAAAATACCCTTTGACCCTCTTCGCAAAGTCTTTTAGCTAGCGCAAAGGCCATGTAGCTTTTACCCGTGCCGCCGTCCGCGTAGATCAGCGTGATTAGCTGCTTTACTAAAAAGCCCTCTATCAAAAACTCGACCTTTTCGTTAAAATTATCTTTGGTTAAGCTGGAGTTTTTTAAAAACTCGAAAATTTCGCTCATATATTTCCTTTATATACCGATTTGCCGCTTTCTAAATCGGCGAGTATAATCTTTCTTATACGCTCTATTTTTAACCTTATGGACGGATCTTTCGCGCGGTTTTCAAAGCTGCCGTTACTTGGCTCCTCATAGGGCTTCTTTTCTTCTTGCATAGCTTTACCGTCGCGCGGCAAGCGGTATATTACTTCGCAGCTTATGTCGCGGAAGGTTACGCCCGCTTCCTTGATCGCGGCAAGGTTGTCCGCCCAAAACTCGCGCAGTTTAGCCTTGATGTTTTCCGTGTTTAGCTCGAAAATTTGCTTTGCGGCAGGGTGGCTAAACGTAAAATGCAAATTTATCCCTTTAATCGCGGCGTATTTAAACATCGCTTCGCTTATTAGCCCGCTTGTAGCAAATTTCGCCATATCGTTTATCAGCTTTCTTTTGTTTAGTTCTACCATAGTTTCATTCATTTTAAACCTTTTAAAGAGCGTTAAAGCGTGTTTAAAACGCTCTTTAAAGGGCTTAAAGCCCTTTATTTGCTATTTATTTCCTCTCTAAACTTTTTAAATTCCTCATAATCGAATTTGCAGATCGCTAAAATTACGATAATACATAGACATAAAATCGTCATCATATAAGGAACTAGCGTCGTGGTTATTACGGCAACGATCCTTTTAGGTTCTCTTTTTCGTTCGGATTTAGGAACTATTACCCTAGCGGTTATAAAAGTTACGAAAAAGGCATAAACGTTTAAAACTAGCCCCCATATCAAAAAACTTAGCATTTTTAACGCCCTTTAACGCGAATTCTTAACTTCGCTCGCCTTACAAATCTAGGCAAAAGCCTATTTTTGTCGTCTTTTAAGCCCTTAAAGTTGTGCCACAGGCCTTGAAACACGCTTTCTTTCATTTTCCTACCTCCAAACTCTCGATTTTAGGCACTATGCGGAAGCTATCTTTTACCGTTCTTGTAAGCCCTAGCTTTACGAGATCTTCGTCTTTTAGCTCCGCTAGAGCGTCTTTGTTGGGCTTTTCCTCGTATATGATGCACTCTTTGGCTAGCCCGTAGCTTTTGATCGCCTTTAGCAGGCTTTCAACCTTGGCCTTAATGCGGGGCAGGTTTACGCTTTTGGTTAGGCGGTAGCCGATCTCGCCGAAGGTAAATTCTTTCGAGCGTTTTTCGGCGAATTCGTGCTTGTTCTCTTCGCAGAAAAATGTGATTTGCTGCTCGATATAGTTTTTCTCGCTCTCTAGTCTTTCTACTTCGGCCTTTCTACTCTCTTTTATGCGGTTGCACTCAAGGGTTACTTCGCCGTTGATCTTTTCGATGCCTACGCTTAGCTCGCATACCTTTTTTAGCGCGTTGTCTATATCGCTAAAACTTTTTATTTCCATGTTTTCCTCCTAAAATTTTAAATTTCATCGCGAATTTGAGTTTTGTTACGTATCCGTAGATCGTACATATCGCCAAATTCTTTTTAGCTTTTTTGTGATTTTTGAATGCTATCGGCATTCTTCAAATAGCCCGTGCGAGGTTTAATTTTGCGAAAAATCAAGCTCGGTAAGCCCTAGCTCGTTAGCGTATTCGCGCTCTTTTTTCATACCCTGCGATCTAGCCGCGTCGGCATGAGTCGAGAAATAAATATAAGAGCAGTGGCTAAGCAGTTCAAGCCCGGCGTTTATAGCTTTTTCTCTATCCGCGCTCTCGTCGAATAACTCGCCGAAAGCTAGCACCGGACTTATGGGGATATAGCCCGCTTTTATGACCTTTCGGCACTCGGCTATAGCAAGCTTTTTAGCGGCAAAAGACCTATTTATATCGCTTACGTTTAATCCCGCGTAAGGCGTAGCGACGTAAACCATTCTCATCGTTTGTTTCATCTGTTCTCCTTTCTTAAAATTTAACTTTATAGGAAGCTCCACAGAGCTCCCGAAAAATCAAATCTAAGCCGCGACGTCCACGACCATACCGTCGCAGGCCCTGACGATATATTTACCTACGACCCGAAAAAGGCTCTTTGAATAATCCGCCCTTTCGCCTTTTATCATGCTTCCGCGCCTTATACCCCATAGCTCGCCTTTTGCGTTTACGCTCATCTCGTATCCTTTCGCTTCGAAATTTCTCATCAATCTAACCAGTCCAGCCGCTTGCGTTCGCTCCGCCGCGCTATTTTCAAGAGGATTTATAGCTATATCCATCATTTTTTACTCCTTACAACTATTACAACCGTTACAACTATAAAAGCAACATCTTCGTAGCCTCTTTGACTACGTCTTCATTTATAGGGGTCTTTGCGTATTCGCTTAGCATCTTCGCCCTTCTTAGCAACTTTTCGGTCTTTCTGAAATTTCCTTTAGCTAGCGCTTCTATTAGATCAATGCACGGTTTTTGCGTTACGCCGAAGTTTTTACAAACGGTCTCTAGGTCGTCTCTTATCTTTTTCTTGTCCTCGTCTACGTAGGAAAGTCCGCCTAGTATCCATTTATTTCCGACTCTCGAGCTTAGCTGTTCTAGCTCGTTTCCGCTCTTTGAAGCTGTTAAATTTATTAGTAGCTTGTTCGTGCCCACGAGTACCAGAGTAGCGCGGCTAAAATCGTGCATCCTGCGCAAGCTTTCAAGCGCGCGGTACGGCAAGTGTTCGGCCTCGTCTATGATGATCGTCCTGCTTACCTTTTTTAGAGATTGGGCGCTTTGACGTACTAACTCGTCTATGCTTCCTTTGTCGTTTAGTCCGAGCTCCCTGGCTAAAATTTTAAAAAGGCTCTTTGCGGACGTATTTATGGTAGCCTCGATTAGAATGCTGTCTGGATGCGTTCTTACGTATTCGCGCACGGCTCTAGTCTTTCCGCTGCCGGCTACTCCGCTTATCATCGCCATATCTCTATCTTGTACCGCCCAGCCGATCACCGCGTGTATGCTTTTGGCGTCCTTGGTTCTCACAAACGGTAGCTCGTCTTGCGCTACATCGATTTTTTTGATAAAATTATCGAGATAGTTTTTCGCAGGCTCTTCTACTTTGTCGGCATACTTGTAGCTAGAGCCTTCTTTCATATATCCCGATACGTACGCGGGATTTATCCCCAAGGCCGTAGCGAATTTGTTCTGACTCATGCCGCTTGATTTATTAGCTTCGATGAAGTCTTTTATCCTTTCGGCTAACTGCATTTTTCCTCCTTTGATTTTGGTTTTTTAAATGTTTTAAACGCCGTTTAGTAGGACTTTAAACGACCTTGAAAACATTTTTATTCCCCGCTTGCTATCTCTATGGCGTCGTCTACGGAAAATTTCTTTTTAGTCGTTCTCTCTGCGGTAAATTCGTTTAACTTATCGTAATCAAACCCCGCGTTTATTATGTTGTTTACCTCTTTTTGTCTTTTTATGGTCTCTTTTAGCGCCTCTATCTTGTCGCCGTCTTCGTAGTTAAAGTTCTCAGGCTTTAATGCCTCTTTGTGGGCTTCAAGCATTACTTCGAGATCGTAATTTACGTTTAGTCTCGTAAATTCGCTAAATTCGGCGCGTTTGATGACGGCTCGGATGGCTTTCATATCGTCTTTAAAGACCTTTTTAACGGCTTTGTAGGTTTCAGCGTTCATAGGGCATATCTCTTTATCCTTTGCTTCGCAGATGAAATTTCCTTCCAAATCGAATACGAATATCGAGCTTACGTCGTCTATGTTTTCGCTAACTAACACCTGGGTCTTTACGGCCGGGAGAAACGCCGAGCCGAATTCTCTTGCATCGTAACTAATTCCCTTTTTGCCTACCGTTCTAGGCTCTAACCCTCCCGCATGTAGCATAAATTCCTCTTTTCTTACGCCGCGAAGCGGAGTCGTATCGCTATTCCAACGATCCATCGGGCTTGATTTTTTGCGTCCTACGCTCATTATGTCCCATTTAAGCACCTCGGCTTCAAATTTAACCCTTACCTGGTCTAGCGTTAGTAGGTATTTAAGGTTTGTCTTTTTAACGAGTCCTAGCTCGTCTTTTGCGGATCTATCTTTTTTGGGCGTTCTTTGCTCGATCGCCTCTCTCATGGCTAGATTAAATCCTATATATCCCGGCGTTTGAGAGATGCCCGCATGCTGCATCACCCCAAAGTGCCTCTCTACAAAGCCTTTTTCGTCGCCGCTATACGCTATGGCTCTATCGTAGTCGATATTTAAGCCGTTTAATAGATGCTGAAACTGATCGCTTAGGTAGTCCTTGCCGTTGTCCCCCTTCACGTAATCGGGTTTGCCTAGCGTATTAAGCGCTTTCCACATGAGTCTTACAAGCCCTAGGGCATTTGATTTTCTCTCTATACTGGCCACGCATCTGCCGCTATATACGTCCACGATGCTAAGGATATTGGCTCGTATCGCCTCGCCTTTTTCCCCGTCTCTTACCATCACGTCAAGCGGCGAGCTATCTATCTGCCAGCATTGGTTGCGTCTGGTTATCATCTCGCCTTGATCGCCCAGAGCCGGCTGGAAGTAGCTTTTCGCTTTATCTTCGCCTTTCGTGATCATTATGTATTCAAACTTGTTAGCGGCGTAATAGCCGTCTAGGTATCTTTTTATTACGCCTGCGTCAAAGAGCGGTTTTATCTTTCCGGTTAGAAATTTCGGATAGTTATGCGCTTCGCCCCTTCGTCTAAAATACTCCTGATGGAGTCTACGGTAAAGCTCTGTTATATTTAGCCCGCCTGCGCCGTAAGCGCGGAAATTTTCAAGTATAAACTCCTTCATCCACTCTTCGAGCACGCTAGCGTTTTTTCTATGCTTGCCGCGCTTGTCTATCAGCGCCGCCGCGCCTTTTTCTTTGTAGGCTTTTTGCCATCTAAAAAGGTTTGCCTGGCTTATGCCGCTGTCTTCGCAAAACTTTTTACATGACACGCCTTGTTTTTTGGCAGCCTCATACTCTTTTAGCAATCTGATTTTTTCGTTTATCTCCTCTTTTTCGCCATCGTCCAACACTGCGTATTCCCTGCTTAAATTCTCTTTTTTATCGTCGCTCGCGGCGTCTTTGCTGCCCTTTATTTCGCTAAATTTCATCCGCCTAAATCCGCTTTGCTCCGAGCTATCCTCTACGTACACGCTTACGTCTTTATTAGCTTTGCCGCCTTTTATCGCTCCGTCTATATCCGCGATCTCCACCGCAAATAGTAGCTTTGCCCCGCCGCGGCTTCTGATACCGGCGTCTTTTATACGGACGAACGGATATTTTTGAGAGTTGCGCCTAGCAGCTTCTTTAAGAGCGCTCAAAGAAACGCCGAAAATTTCAGCAGCCGCGGCGGTTTCGACGTAGATCAT